AAATAACTGTAAAACAAGTCTCGGAGTAACTGTTCTTTTTGTTTCTCTAGTCCAGAACTTGTCTGGTTGTTCTCGCCACTCTCTACTTTCATCTGTTTCTCCTTCCAGTAAAGTTCTATCCCATTCGAACATTTCTGCAACAGCATCTTTTAACTTGTCAGCAAATGAAATTTTTTGGAATCCTAAATCTTCTACTAGAGTATCACCTACAGTTCCTTTACCGGAACCTATCAACCCGCACACGCCAATTATCATGAAATATTCCTCTTATTAGAATACTTTATAAGATAACATATAATCAATGTGTTGTCAACTGTTTTATAAAATTAACCGATTGTAAATCCGTATCCTGTTCCGCCTGGAACTGCTGTTGATACTTCTTGTTCAAGTTTTTCCATTTCAGATTGTGCTTCTGCTTTAAGAGCATCACCGTTAAGTGCTGATCCGCCCTGTGGTCCTGCAATAGTAGCAAATTTTGAACGTGCTTCGCCTAGCATATATTTACAACTAGCAAGTGTATAATCTTTAATCCACTGTACTGCAAGATAATCTTCAAGAAGTTGTCCATCTGGACGATAGTTATAACAAAATAGCATAACTTCTTCGTCTGCTCGGGGACGTTGTAGTATTGTTAATTTTTTGGTTGTCGAGTTCCATTTAAATTCTATGAAAGATCCAAACATTCTGCCTACTAACTCTTGATATTGACTAAAAAGATCGTAAGTGGCTAATCCGCCCATATTAGAACTTGAAAGCAAATAGGTATTTGTATAAGCCAAGTTAAATGGTTCAAACACAGTGCCGCCGTCTCCGCCGCCGCTTCTAGAACCAATACTTCTCCTAAATACTTTACGAACTTCTACAACTTCGTTTGCAAGTGTATATTCGTTTTGATCTATTACAAGTGGTAAGAAAATATAACTTTCTTCAACACTGTTATCAGATCTTTGTCTAAATCGAGTTAGTGACTTTTTTAATGCTGTTTCGTAATGAACTGGATCCAGTTCAACGTCTACCATGCCGCCGCCGAGCATAGCATATACATAATCGAATATTTCTTGTTTTTGTGTTGCTGTCGCTGTCATAGAAGTTCTCCGTAAAGTATTTATCGATAAATATGTGTATGCCAAGATTATCATTATATAAACCAGAGCGCGGAAACGACTACGAATTTTTAGATAAACAAATTCTAGAAATGTTTACTGTTGGCGGTACAGACTTGTTTGTACACAAGTATATAGGTACAGACGACGGAACTACAGTCAAAGACGAAACACAAATACAGGATATGCTATTTTTAGAAAATAGAGATAGAAAATATGATCCTGACATTTATACAATGCGTGGAATATACAATGTTCAAGACATAGATTTTGATCTAAGTCAATTTGGTCTATTCTTAAGTAATGATGTATTGTTTTTAACAATTCATATACGCAATTCGGTTGATATTTTAGGTAGAAAAATAATGCCTGGAGATGTTATCGAATTACCTCATTTAAAAGATGAATATGCTGCTAATGATCATAGTGTTGCTCTTAAAAGATTTTATGTAGTAGAAGATATAAACCGTGCAGCAGAAGGATTTTCACCTACTTGGTATCCTCATCTTTATAGACTAAAACTAAAACAAATAGTAGATAGTCAAGAATATGCTGACATTCTTAATCAACCAATGGACGAAGAAAACCCACAAGAAGGAACATTAAGAGATTTGTTAAGCACTTATGAAAAAGAAATGCAGATTAATGATGCAATATTATCTGAAGCCGAAACAGATGCCCCTAAGTCAGGATACGACACAACACATTTATATACAATAAAAGTCGGTGAAGATGGTAAACCTGAACTTGCTACAGCCGATGATGCAGAAATAGATGCCAGCGTCGAAAGCGGCAATTTAGATGCAAGTCGTGTACATCAGGCGCCGAGCAGGTCAGGATATCAAGGTTATTTACTCGGTGACGGCATTCCGCCAAATGGAGAAGCATTTGGTGCAGGAATAAGTTTCCCTACTGACAAATACGAAGGCGATTTCTTTTTAAGGACAGATTTTATGCCTAAACGATTATTTAGATATGATGGTAGAAGATGGGTTAAGGTAGAAGATGATGTTAGAATGACTTTGTCTAATACCAATAACAGAAATACAAAAATTACCTCCTTTATCAATAATGAAGAAGTAGATACTATTGCTGGAGACGAAGTACAAGAAAGGCAAAGTCTGTCACAAGCACTTAGGCCTAAGGCGGATAATTAATGCTACATTTTTATGATGGTCAAATAAGAAGATATGTTACTCAGATGGTTCGTATGATGAGTAATTTTTCAGTGCAGGACGGCAAGGGAAACGAAACTGTTATACCTGTTACTTACGGTGATCTGTCGAGACAGGTTGCACACATAATTCGAGAAAACAGCGAAAATGCTATTCCGAGTGCACCAAGAATGGCATTATATGTTACTGGTCTTGAAATGGATCGAACCAGAACTAGTGATAAAACTTACTCTAATAAAAGACACATACGTGAAAGGGCATATGACGAAGCAGGACAAGAGTATTTAAATTATGAAGGAAAAAATTACACAGTAGAAAGATTAATGCCAGCGCCATATACACTTAGCGTAAATGTAGATATATGGACAACAAATACAGATCAAAAGTTACAAATACTAGAACAAGTACTAGTTTTGTTTAATCCGAGTTTGGAAATACAAACTACCGACAACTATATTGATTGGGCTAGTTTAACTGTTGTAGATTTAGAAAATATTGTTTGGAGTTCTAGAAGTATTCCTACTGGCACTGATAGCGAAATTGATGTTGCAACATTAAGTTTTAAAACTCCTATATACATAAGTGCACCTGTAAAAGTAAAACGTCTTGGAGTAATTACAAACATTATTACTAGTATTTTTGACGAAGCCACAGGTACTATAGATTTAGGACTTAGTAGTCCTATTATAAATGCATTTGATGATAACGTTACTACAGGTGCGTTTGACACAAACAACACTAGATCGATTAAAACAACAATAAACACTCCTCATAAATTAAAAACAACTTCTTATCAAGATTACGGAATATACGTAACAGGCAATGTTATACAATTAACAAAAGCCGGTACAGTAGGTGTAGAAAATTGGAGAGATATTTTAAATACATATCCGGGCATTTATCAACCAGATATATCACGCATATTTTTACATAAAGCAGAATCAACTACTTCTGTTACTGGAACGTTTACTTTGAACGAAATTAACGAAACACAAATAATTGTTAATTGGGATATTGATAGTTTTCCGGACGACACTGTTATAGCAGGAAAAACAACTATAGACTATATAATAGACCCTCAACGTATAAATCCCGCAGAGTTAAAAACAACAGGTCTGCGAGTTTTGTTATTATCAGATATTGGATCCGAAGAAAATACACAAGGCCCGCTTGCTTGGCAAAATAACGATAGTAGTGACTTTGTAGCATCCGAAAATGATATAATAGAATGGGATGGTGCAAAATGGATTATTGTTTTTGATGCAAGTGAAACAGATACAGCAACATACACAACTAATCTTAATACAGGTGTACAATATAGATGGAATGGCACGGAATGGTTACTGTCTATAGAAGGCGAATATCCTGCCGGCACTTGGCTTGTCAAACTAGAGGGCTAATCATTGTTTAATACATAATTAATTGTATGAGCAATGAAAAGATTATTTGTAGCGGCGCATTAGTATATTCTCTTGAAACAAAAAGATTTTTATTTTTGCATAGAACTAGAGGCAAACACAAGAACGAGTGGGGCTTAGTAGGAGGCACAAATGAAAATAAAGAAACTCCGTGGGAAGGATTGCAGAGAGAAATACAAGAAGAAATTGGGCAAATTGAAATACAAAAAACAGTTCCACTAGAAACTTTTATTTCAAACGATAGCAAATTTCATTTTCATACATATCTATGTTTAGTTAAGAACGAGTTTATACCAAATCTTAATGAAGAACACGACGGTTATTCGTGGACAGCGTTTAATAAATGGCCTAAGCCATTGCATCACGGATTGCGCAATACTCTTACAAATAAAGTTAACATTAATAAATTAGAAACACTTTTTCAAGTAATAGACCTACTGGAGTAATTTATGAACAATGTCATTACACATCCTTGGGGTACAGAACTTATATTTGCAAAAACAGACGAATACGATGGAAAAATTAACGTGTTTGAAAAAGCAGAATCTGTAACGCCTTTTATCATATATAAAGAAAGAGACAGTACATGGTTTATAAATACCGGAAGATTTCAATTAACATTAATTGATCCTAAAACAGGAAAAATAATTAATAAAGAACTAAAAGAAGGCGATGTTTTTAGATGCGAACCTATGGTCCCTCATCAGATGAAAAACATAGTACCTAATAGCAGTTATACCGAAGTCGGTAATACTAAAGACGAAAAGACGTATCTATCAGAATAATGCTACCTAAACTACAACACTCTCAAAAATTTTTACAAGAACTCGAAACGTTCAAAAAGAAATCTAACCTTGTAAGAAGTGAACGTATAAAAATGGAAGTCCAACATTTAATTTATCAATTAGAAAGATATATAAAAGATTTAGATCATCATTACGACACTAGAAATAATGGGTATATTAAACCTTCAATGACTGAAGATTTACGGTTTAATATTAATCAGACTAGAATAAAAATTGAAAATACTTTAAAAAACTCTATATAATACTTAGGCGTTTTATTGTGATTGCACCTACCATTGCAACATGATTAAGGCATTGGTATCTATAAGTACCTGATAGCGTTTCAGGTATCCTCCAATACAATGTTCCGCTGTCTTTTCCGTTTGCATCAGAACCGGTGCTTACTACACCACTAGATGATACATGGACTAATCCTGTATTGTAAGGAGAAGTAGTAGGATCTTGTATTTGAAATGGATGCCCTCCTATAGCATCTAAATCAAAAGCAATTGTTGTACCAGCCAATGCATATATATTAGGATTGTTTCCTGTATAGTGGCTGTTGAAAGTATACGCACTAGTACCTACGTTGTCTACTCTTAACATTGCTATTGCAGGTTCGTAAATTTTATCTACCGTAAGTGCTGCTGAACTTACATCTGTAAGTGTAGCAAACGTTGACGCTGCGCTGCCGTCATAATTAATTGTTAATATATCTCCGCTAATACTGGTAGCAATATCAGTACCACCGGTAATTGTTAACTGATCTGTAGGAGAGTTTGCAGTAGTGCTGCCGGTATCGGCTGCAAAGGTAGCAAAAAGGTCTTGTGTTTCGCCTCCGCCTCCCCCTCCAGTAGCAGTACTATTAATAGTAACACTGTCACCTGCTGCGTCCGTAGTAATAGTGACGTTGTCTCCTGCAATTAAAGTAAGAGCATCATTAGTGCTGTCTGCCACAATGTCTTGTTGTCCGTCAACACTAATAGTTCCAAAGTTATTACTAGGAGACACAACAGCACCACTTGCACCTATTAGATCCCACGCAGTTCCGTTATATCGCCAAGACGTACCGTTAGAAGTATAAACGTCATTTTCTTGCGGGTCTGTTGGAAAATTAAGTGCCATTATCTATTCCTATACTATGTTAATATTTCTCAATGTTAGTGGTTGTTTTCCGTATCTAGAATACAACATTCTATTTTCTGCACCCCAGATAGACGTTAGTATTTCGTCATAATCTGTGTCAGATCCTGTAGAGTACATTACAGGTTTACTGTCTGCAATTATTCTTGCTTGTAGTTCTGCAGGCGTTAGATTAGGATACAACTGTAAGTGCTGAGCACATACTCCTGCTACTTGTGGACTTGCCATGCTAGTTCCACCTATGTTCATAATAACATAGTTAGGATCTGTTGGGTGCTCAATAGTGTCGTATCTTGCGTCTGCTTCGTTACTAGACGCACTCATAATGTCGCTGCCGGGAGCAAAGATTGTTGTGCCGGGGCCTCTTTCTGAAAAACTAGATGTTTTATCTAAATTGCTGGCAGCGGGTTGACCAGTGTGAGTGCTGTCTACACTGGCAACTATAAATGCGTTTTCGCTGTAAGGTGAGGACCCTTGATGATAACTGTAAGTACTACCACCAAACGTCACAGTGTTATTGTAGTCTAATCCGGTCGGCACATCTATTTTGTGATATTTGTTTCCGGCTGCTATGCAGATATGTATACCGTCTGTGATCATGTCTTCTATTTCTGCATCTACAGAAGCAACTCTAACAGGAATTCTAAAAAACAATGTCAAGCCTGAAATAAATCTAGCCGGGCTAACGCCGGTTGCTGCTTCTAGTTCGTCGCGTGTTGTATAGTCTACACCATATGTCCAGGATGTTCCTCTGTATACACCACTTGTAGGATCACCTGTAATAGTAGCACCGTATCCCCAACTCATGTTTACTACAGTAGGACGGCCGTTTGTTTTATTATTGTGCCACAACCTAATTGTGTCAAACGCATCAGTAATAGATATTCCTGTGCCGTCAGGACCTGATAGTGTTTCTAGACCTGCTAATTTTTGGCTGTATATATGAGCACCTTTTGCCCAGCCGTAAATTAAACCTGCTGTAATGCCAGCACAGTGTGTTCCGTGACCGTCTCTATCCAAATAATGACTTGGATGCTGTGTGCCGGAAAGTCCACTTTCTGTATACCAGTCTATTTCTTTTAGTCTTGTGTTGCCATTGTAATCTAGCCATTCTGGATGTCCTGGTTGTATTCCTGAATCCTGTATTACTACGTCGACACCAGTACCGTCTATACCATACGTAAAAGGTGTTTGAGGGCTGGTTGAACTTCTGCCATAAATGTTTGTTGTTTCTATACAGCGTCTAAGTCCCCAGTTTACTCTGTCATTAAACAGTTGAGAAGATCTTTCAAAATTGCCAGTTTGTGATTTATTCAAACCAATTGATATATCGTCTCTTTGGTCTGGCGGTATTTCTACTGCACGTATTCTTGGGTCTGATCTAAGTGCTTGTGCTTCTTCGTCTGTAAGCATGAAATGTGTTTGTACTTTCGAACCTGGTCTAGGATTAGCAACATCTACAGTTCTGTTTGGAATAGGACCGGCGCCACTGCTTGCAGTTAGTTCTGTTTCAATTTGCGGTAAATCTTCTCTTGCATTTACAATTACAGTATATTCGCGTTCACTAGCCATAGGACGTCATGCTCCCTATTACATTCCAGGTACTTGCATACCTTATTAGTGTAAAACTTACTATCTGCGTTACACTAGTTGCACTAGTTGGTGTTATGCCTGACTCCCAATTAATAGTTTGTGATACTCCGCCTATTTCTAAACTGGTCGGTAATCCAGAACTTGCTCCGCCTTGAACAACTACAACTGCTATACTTGTTGCTCTAAAATTATCAGTTGGTACGTTTGTGATATTTACTGTAAAGTTGCCTGCTGCACCGTCAGCATAAAATACTCCGTTGTTTGCAAGATCACAATCAAATGTTGCGCCGCCAGCAAGATCACTTCCTAAATCACCAACTGTCTCTGTTGTGCTGTCTAGTATAGTAAGCCCGTCTAGTATTATTCCGTCAACAGATGATAGTGTTAGTGTGCTTCCACTTTCTAGTACCGCTGGACCCACACCGTTATTGATAAATTCTTCTGCAGATACAGACTGTGCTTGGAAATTATTACGTACAACTAAATCATTTTCTACTGTTAAATCACTTTGTGTTGTTACACTAGGAGTAATTGTAATTCCACTGGAATCGTCTGTGTCTATTACAGAACTTTCGAATAGAAAATTTCCTACGGAGCCTGCACCGCCGCCGCCGGCAGCAGGTTCCCATTGATTGTTAGAATCGCTCCAAGTTAATACCTGGCCGTTAGTAGCACCTCCCTGTTCGAGTGTATCTAATCCATATGATGTAGGCAGATTAGATAGATCGTTATAACTTCCACTAAAAAGTAAACTGGTGTTGTCAGTTAAATCACTTATGTCTGAAGGAACAGTAGGAGCATCTGTTAGATCATTGTAACTACCACTAAAAGTAGGAACAGCAGGCTGAATCCATTGTTGGCTGCTATCTTCGTCTGCAATGTAAACATACAGAGATCCGTTAACACTGTTTAACCAAATATTACCAATAGCAGGATCTGCAGGCGGGTTTGCTGACACATCTACACTTGCTCCGCCGCCGCTACCTCCGCCACCGCCTCCTACGCCGGCGGCTTCTGCTTTTGCTGCAAAAGTTTCGTTGTCTATATTTACTAAGTCAGCACGAGCAATTTCAAAACCAGATACATTTTTACCGCTGTATACTCGTAAACTATTAGTAGCCTGATTGTAGAATATTTCTCCGCTAGAACCGGTGTTCCTATTTAAAAAATCTTCTGGTCTAGGAACAATTCTTATTCTATCGAAAACAGGTGCCGACTGTTGCGCCATAGGTTAACTCCTAGTTAGTGTTAACCTAACTTGCCGCCAGGTGTAAATGTTCTTATTGCTCCTACAGCAGTTGGGTCGTCTCTATTTGTTGAAATAGCAACACCATTTGGTGTGACAGGATCTGCTGCCTGTGCTAGCCTCATGGATATGTAATCGTCGTCTTGACCAATTTCATATGCAATTTCAACTATTTCTACATCAGCAAAATTATCTGCAAATTCTTGTGCTTGTTCGCGTGTAACAAACTTTCTTACTTCCTCGTAACCGTCACCGTCTGGATCCCATGTATGCCAGACTTTTACATTTGGTACCGTAGGATGTGGCTTTTTTAAAGCGTATGGCATTTTTTAATCTCCTTTATATTACAAAAGATTGTTGACAAAGTCCGCTAAACTGTCAAATACATAGGTCTTTTGTTTTATATCTCTATACGTAAACTTATTTATCAACTTTTCTGTTTCAGTTCCGTGTCCTGTTCTTACAAGTACAGGGCGAGCACCTATTTTAACAGCGGCTTTTAGATCTGATATTTTGTCGCCTACATAAAATCCATTACGAAATTTTATAAAAGGAAATTCTTTTTCGCATCGTTTAAACATTCCTGTATTAGGCTTTGCATACATGTCTTTGCGGTCACTGCTTTCACTGTAGTATATTGCATCAATACTAGGACAGCTTGCTGTACCCAGTTGGTCTAGCATGGTGTTATTTACTGCGTCTACATCTTCAGCAGTCATTATACCTTTTTGTATGCCGCCTTGATTGGTTATAACTACAATACGATAGCCACTGTGTCTAAGGCGAGCAACTGCTTCTAAACTGCCCGGTATTGGTGTGAAATCATCGGGGCGTGTTACATATGTACCAAGATCTTCATTAATTACTCCGTCGCGGTCTAATCCAATAACAATATTGTTAAATTGAACATTTCCGGACAGTTTGTAATCTTGTGCTTTAGACATCGTAGGTATACCATCCTGTAATTATATATTTTTTGTCTTTGTAAATAGGGTTGCCTCGATGCGGATACATGTAGTTTGTAGGAAAAATTACTAGTTTTCCTGCTTGGGGTTTTATCTTTACACCTTGATATAAAAATTCTGTCTCGCCGCCTTCTTCTACATCGTTAAGATACAACATATAGTTTACAACTCTCACACTGCTGCCTATATTAGCACTTTCTTGATGCCATACATGATATCCTTGATGCGGCTCTGTACGCTGCACACTCATTCCTTTAGGACTGTGCTGATCGCTGTTTTTTAACATTTGATATTTTTCCATATACTGTTCAGTATAAACTTCGTGCAGTTTGTGATAAAAATATCTACACAAATCAAAGTCGTAGTGATACACACTTTGTGTGTGAGCCCAATCAAATATTACTCGTGTGTCTTGATTTTGACTAATTTTGTTAACTGCAAACAGTCCTTGTGTTTCGCTCATTACTTCAAAGTGTCGGATAACTTCGTCGCAGTATGCTCGTTCAAATGTGTTTGGATATTCTTCTATTCCGTTCATGTTTGTTCTCTTAGGTATGGTATGTAGTGTTCACTTATCAAACTGTGTGCATATTCATTGTAGTGCTCGCTGTCTACTTTGTGTTCGTCTATGTCTATGTTTAATTTATCAAGCAAATACATTCTAGCACTTTTATCTGCTATTGTAGTTACTTGTAAATCAGTAAAGTAATTAGCAGTTTCTTTCGGAATGTAGCATTTATTGTTTATATTCCACAAACGCATTTTTGCATCATTGTTTCTGCACAGCGTGTCGCACACTAACATGTCTTTAAAATAATCGTGCTGTTCTAAGTGTGTTTGATTGTAATGATACATTTGTATATACATATAACTGTTGCGTCTAACGTCGGGCTCGCTTTGCCAAGGTATTGTATCTCTTATATAAGGCATGCGATCGTAATCTTCTGCTTCTGGCTTAATAAAATTTTCATGATGTATATAATCTGGACTTAGCAAAATATCATATCTATGCAACTTTTCCGTGTCTTCGTTATTCTTGCGTAGGAAAAAATCTAAAGGTTTAACTTCTGTTTCATCTAATGAAGGATTAATTGCAATAGGAAATCTGCCCCAATAAGTAGATTGTACAAATACTTCGTCGATATCGTTATACTTGCTAAAAGCATCTGCTAGAAATACTGGATACGACCTATTTCCTGTTCCTGCACTGGCGTATATTACAGTGCTTTGATTGTTAGTCTTAAAATAAATTTCTGCATAATTATTTTCACGCCAAATATTTTGAGGGCGATCTGTAAACTCTGGCTGTATGTAACCGTAACTGTGACTACAACCTACAAAAAGTTTTCTACCCATCTTGGCTGTCTCCGGGCAACACGCGGTAGTTATCTTCTACACTGTCCGGTGTGCTTACTTCTATAATTGTGCCTTTTTCTAAACAGATTAGTTGATGAGGTTCTAGAGGTTTATTACGCCAGGTGCTTCCTTGCTGCAAAATCTGTGTTTGTTGTTTTGCATTTTTTGTGTCTATAGTCTTTACTTCGAACTTGCCTGATAATACATACCAAGTTTCGTCTTTTTCTGCATGAAAATGCATGCTGAATTTAGCATTGGGTTCAAAATGCATTAACTTGCCGCAGTATAAATCATTTGTAGCAAATATTTCTTCGTATCCCCAACCCTTTGGTACATTACCCGTTAGTCTTGTCATTTTCTGCCTCCCTAATTAAAAAGTTTGCTGCAAGACTAACTCTGCGTTGATCTGCTTTAAGTGGTAATACATAATGACTAGTCCAACTAGGAAACAGTATTAGACGCCCTGCATCAAGGCTGGGCATAATGTGTTGATATTGATATTGATCAAAAATTCTATTCATTCCGCTGGCTTTTATCATGTTAAAATTAGGACATTCAAATACTAGTTCGCCGCCTGCATCTTTGTCTTCTGGTGCTTCCATTATATAGATAGCACTTAGACTGCGTCCTGGAAAACTGTGGTCGTGTGTTTCTTGATAATCTCCTTTGTTATAGATATTAACCCAAAATTCGTCGCTGTGAACAGCGTAAGGCATAGACGGTTGTAGGGAATTTAAAAATTCATTGATGTGAGGTTCTATTCCATTAAACCATTCTTGCCACGGCATATTGTCATTGCTTGCATTACGTATTGAACTAGCACAGTTTCCGTATGTCCACGGCCTATCAAAATTTGTTTCATCATTAAGCCAAGGCAAAAACTTTTCATGTATTTCTTTATGGTTTTCTACAATTGCAGAATAAATCCAGGTTGGCCAAATGCCACTTAGCATCCTAGTGTGCCTCCCCATTTTTTATCTATGTCAAAGAAAAACACCTGTGTAAGTCTACCTGTATCTGGTGTATTGCCAAAGCCACTCATTATGCTGCGATGTAGCAAATCACCTTTGTATAAAACAAGTCTATTGTATTTGTTACCTACGGCTGTAACCAGTTCGTATTCATCATCGCCTGTTTGCTCGTAAAATCCTGTGCCGGATTCGTATGGTGCATTAGGAGTAAGATAAAGCACACCTGCCCACTCACTTTCGTCTACATGCGCCCAAGTTTCTTCTCCTTCATAGCACAGTTGAAAACAAAAACTATCCATTTGCCATTGTGATACATTTGTACCCAGTATATCTCTAAATCTTTCTGCTATAAACATTTGATATTCGTTATCTGCGGCTAAAGATCTAGCGCCAGGAAACTGTCCTGTTACTGGAAAATCAAGTCGAACTGCTTGTGATCTTACTACATCTGGATTAGGTAAAAAATCGTCTACTATTATTGTGTTAACATTCATTTATATACTCTTCTACTGTTCGAAAATTTATATCTATAGTATTAGTTAATCTATCTATATCTGCACAGGTGTATTCTTGATACTGGCCTTTTAGTGCTTCGGGCATTGGTATGTATTCTATACCAGCATTATACTTGTTAGCAATAAGTTCTGCTACAGTTTGAAAACTTTCTGGTTTTCCTGTACCTACATTAAAAATGTCGCTTGCATTATTAAATAATAATTTATAATGTACTTCACAAATATCTTTAACACACACAAAGTCTCTGCGATAGAGATGAGAATTTTCAAATAACTTTATTGACCCCTGCTTAGCCTGTTTTGTAAATTTGTGTATAGGACTGCTTTGATCTCCTTTATGATCTTCGTAGGGTCCGTACACATTAAAATATCTTAGTCCTTGAACTATAGTAGAATATCCTTTTGAATTTACATACCTGTCAAACAGATACTTGCTCCATGCATACGGACTTTGAGGCTGCTTAGGAGCATCTTCTCTAAAATCTGTATTTGTTCCGTATACGCTTGCACTACTGGCATATTGTAAATGTACATTGTATTCTAAACACTTGTCTAAGAGTTTTTTTGAAAATTCAAAATTTTGTTCCATTACACGATCTACGTCTCTTTCAGTAGTAGAACTAATTGCTCCAAGATGTATTATCCAATCATAGAGGGGAACACTAGGAAAATGATTTTTATTGTACTCATAACCTACTACATCGAAACCTTTTTTAGTAAGATATTCAAATACATTTCTTCCTATAAAACCTTCGTGTCCTGTAACTAGAATTTTCATATTAATATATTGCCAGATTAAATGCTATTGTGTATTTTGTTTTTGTACTTTCATTTGTTGTTACACCGTGCTTCATGTAACTTGGAAATAGTAATAGATGTCCGTTTTCTATTGGTGGCTGGCATCTATTATAATCATTATCAAAAAAGAAATGACAACTATTGTTATCGCCTGTGTCATAATAATAGCAGCCCGAATACGTTGCAGGATAATGGGTGTGAATTTGAGCATAGTCTCCTTTATCGTACTTTGCTATCCACGACGTGCAAACATATTTTAATGGGCGGCGAGCGTAGGCTTCTACAGATTGTCGTATTTCTTGTTCTAGTGCATTCATGCTATATTCTTGTATAACACAAGATGACCAATTTTTAATGTTGGACAGTTTTACTGTTTTACCCCATTCTGGTTGGTAATCAAATTCTTTTTCATTAATAGCCGGTTGTATTTCTGTTTGTATTTGATTAAAATTATCTACTTTCTTTAAGTAGATCTCTGTTGGCAAAATATTGTATATCATTTACTTGCCTCAATAATACCTGTTGTGCTGTAACCTTCTACTGTGGGGAATATCTGCACAGGTGCTAAATCGTGTCCTACTACGGTTTCAACAACATAATCGCCGCCTTTAACTATACAATCGGGACTTAACTGTTTAATAAGTTCGTACGGAGTATCTTCGTTAAATACTACTACTTTGTCTACCCAAGGTAACATTTCTAGTTGTGCTTTGCGAACGTGTTCTGGATTTATAGGTCTGTCGTTGCCTTTAAGACGCTTTACACTTGCATCAGAGTTAA